ATGGAACTTAAAGAAAAAATCACACTGGATATGCTCACAAGGGACAGCGTTTCGGTACTCAGACAGCAGTTTTTGACCTTTAACGGTGAAGAAATGCAGGTCGGCGGAAACATCCGCAATGCATATATGAACGACGAATCCGGCAGAGAACAGCTTAAAACGGTGCTGTCAGACGAATATTACAATGCCGTTATGGCGGTGTGGGGTGATAATCCAACCGTTGACGAGCCGACAGAAAGCGAGGTGTAAACAATGAAAGAAAACATTTTACAGGCATTATTTGCCACGGTGTGTGGTGCTATTGTCGCATATCTTAACATCTTGCTTGTGCCGTTTGCGGTGATGATTGCGGTAATGATTATCGACTATATCACAGGAATGGCGCAGGCATACATCAGTCACACGCTTAACAGCCGTGTCGGTGTAACAGGCATTATCAAAAAGGTAGGCTATATCGTAGCTGTAGCGGTCGGAATTGTTGCAGATTATCTCATCAGCTCGGCACTTGTCAACTGCGGAATCGACCTGCGGATTAACTACTGCATCGGCATGATTGTTACGATTTGGTTTATCATCAACGAGTTGATTTCAATCTTAGAAAATCTCTCGGAAATCGGTATTCCATTGCCGAAATTTTTGGTGTCAATCGTCAAGAGATTAAAGACAACAGTCGAAGTAAAAACAGATGAAAGCGAGGAGTAATTATGGTTTTATCTAATACTGTTGACAAAATGTTAAGCGAAGATTACAAAGAAAGGTTTATCGCTGAATATCAGCAGTTATCAATCCGCCACGACGGCTTAAAGAAAATGCTTGATAACTGGGATAAAGAGAATCTGAATTTTATTCCGACTTGCCCACGCAGTACATATGACTTGCAAATTAAAGCAATGAGCGATTACAGAGCCGTACTTGAAGCAAGGGCAGTTATGGAAAATATCGACTTGAAAAAATTATACGCAGAAAGCGAGGAATGATTATGACAAATGTAAATTTTATTAAACTTGCAGTATCAGAGGTAAACAAGTATGTGTTAAATCACTTAGATAAGTCAGATGATACACCTGATTTTGACACTTTTGTAGTGTGGTCGTGTAAAACTTTGCAAAACCATAAATGCCTTATCAGCACAACATTACACGACGGGATGTATTACGAATGCACCTACAACGGCGATAAAAACGAAATGTATCTTGACGCATACAAAAAGTTTGAAAACAAAAAAATTATTTGCGAAAGTGAGGAATAATTATGAGTAATTCAAAACTTGTTAATTACACAAAATTAAGCCCAAACCACAGTGGTAAACGCACACACAGTATTGACCGCATTACTCCGCACTGTGTTGTAGGTCAGTGCAGTGTCGAAACCCTCGGCAACATCTTTATGAATACAGCCTGTGAGGCAAGCTGTAACTACGGAATCGGCTATGACGGCAGAGTGTTGCTCTGTGTCGATGAGAGCAACCGCTCTTGGTGTAGTTCATCAAACGCAAATGACCAGCGTGCAGTTACAATCGAATGTGCAAGCGACACAGTAGCTCCGTACACCATGAACAGTAAAGTGTACAACAAACTTATTGCACTTTGCGTTGACATTTGCAAGCGTAACGGCAAGACTAAACTGCTTTGGTTTGGTAACGAGGACAAGACTTTAAATTATTCGCCGAAGTCGGGCGAAATGGTCTTGACTGTACATAGGTGGTTTGCAAATAAATCTTGCCCTGGTGACTGGCTCTATAACAGGCTCGGCAATCTTGCAGACGAAGTAACCGCACAACTCGGCGGTAAAACATCAAATAAGGAGAATGAGGAAATGATTAAATACGGCGCACACAATACAGCAACACTTGCGTTTAAGAAGCAGTTGATTACATTGTACAACATGAAAATCATCAAGACTAAGGTCGATAACTCGAACGGTTTCGGTGACGGCACTTTGAAAGCTGTAAAAGAGGCACAGAGAGCAGGTAAAGTCACAGTTGACGGTATCGTTGGCGAGAAGACCATCAATGCTATCTATCATCTTATCAATGATTGCAATTGGGCTAAAGATAAAAAAATTGCCAATGCAAAAAAGGCACTCGGCTGATTAAAACCTAAAGGACATTCAACACATAATTGCAAAAAAAAATCCCCCTCATCCGCCGTAAAAAGCGAGTGAGGGGAGTTTTGTCATTTGTAGATTTGTTAGCTACTTGTTAGCTGTGTGTTAGCTACGATATGTATTTTTCCGTGTTTTAGAGTGATTTAAGTATAGCAAAACCCCAGTAAATATCGTATTTACCGGGGTAAAAAGCTATGGTGCAGGTAACAGGACTTGAACCTGCATGAAATTGCTTTCACATGGACCTGAACCATGCGCGTCTGCCAATTCCGCCATACCTGCTTATTAAATTGAAAATTGAAAATGGAAAGTTGAAAATGATTGTGTCAACTTTTGCATAATCAATTTAAATTCCCTTGATTTTTACACGGTGGGGAAACCGAGGCGGAGCTTACTTTCAGATGAATCTTACTCCTCAGCTGATTCCGCAACAGCACTCAAAATATGCTATATTATTATAGCAGACCGACAGGCAAGTGTCAAGTGACATTTACTTTATCGGTCTGTTTTACGCTGATTATTTTTCAGAATCGGGTTTGCGGATTTTGAAACCGTCATATTTTCCGATGTCGCAGAGGGCAATTTCGTGGCAACCCATTCTTGTTGACAGCGGTGCAAGCTCCATATAGTCGCCGTAGAGGAAAGTAAGGTACTTGTCATATTCCTTTGGCACAGGGAACTTGTAACCCTCAAAGTCGGCATAAGCAACATCGTCAAGATATTCCTTTGGAAAAGCACCGTTATAAATATTTCTGCCCATTCCGTCATAGAGATATTTTGCGTTCTTTTTGTTTTTAAAGAATTTTAAAGTACGGACTTCAAGCCACATACTGAATCTGAGCGGAAATATTTTCTTGCAGAAATTTGTTACAATGCTCTGGATTCTACTGCCGTTTTTAGCCTTGCGATTGTTCCATTTATTGAACACCAGCGCTCTTGTGAACAGAGTTACAGCCATATGAATTTTTCGTCCGATTGCTGAATTGGCTGTGTTATCATGACAGAAAATATCAAACGCAATTCCGTTGTGCATTGCGTGATGGTCTTTTGCAAAGTCGGTTGCAAAGAAAGTGTCGTCAAGTCTGACCTTGGCAAATTCATAGAAACAAGCCTTGTCCGTATGGTACGATTGAAAAGTCATGTTGCTTGGAAGTTCCTTTGGCGCAATCTCGCAAAATCGGTCAAAATCTTCACGCAACATCATAATGTCTGCATCATCATCCCACGGAATGAACCCTTTGTGACGGATTGCACCGAGAAGTGTTCCGCCGCCGAGAAAATATTTTATGTTGTGCTTTCGACAAATTCTGTCGGTTTCAAGCAGAAATGCAAGCTGAATTTCGTGAATTGAATCAAGTCTGCGCTCGTGTGAGTGGGGGATACGCAGAACTTTTTCGGACTTCATCTTGTCCATTATGCAGATTTTCAGCATGGTTTCAAGGTCAATATCGGGAGTGCATTCGTTTACGGAAATCTTGTTTGAATTAATTGCACAGCCGTCAAGCTCCGTAAAATCGCCCGACTCAATTGTACCGCGACTGCCGTAAATATCGTTGAGAACAGCCGCAATCATAATCAGCGATGCGTTGCAGTTTTTGCCGCCGACATTATAAACTGCGTTTTCTTCAAGATTTGTCATTGCGAAAACAATCGCCTTTAAAACATCGTTGATATAAACAAAGGTGCAGCGATCCCTTGTTGCAGGAACAACTGTGTCACGGCGGTTGGCTATATCGTCAAAAACAGGATCAAGCACGCTTGTAAAGTTGCTTGACGCTCCCAAAATTATGCCCGTTCTGAGCGTTGTAACTGTTGATTCGCTGTTCTTCAAAACCGAGTGCAAGGTGGTTTCTCTCGTTCTCATAAGCTGACCTGCAAGCGATGAGGGAGAGGTTGCGTCAAGTTCTGCGTACTCGTTTTCAGAATAAACTCTGTGCGGTTTGGCTTTGCCGTAAATTCTGCTGTCGTTCACAACGACAACCCTTGCGCCTGTGGCTTTTGCAATTTTGGCACAGGCATTTATCTCTGCAATGCCGTCAATCATAATCTGTGGGTTGTTGTCTGTATGTTCACCGCAGATTCCTGTTGTAATTACATAGTCGGCACTTGAAATTTCTGATGCAGAATTATAATCGACAAAATCAAAATCATCTCTTAACAAGAGTTCGCTGTGGTATGATGCCATTGCGTTGCGTGATTTGCCGAGAAGGATAACTTTTATTCCGAGCCTTTTAGCCTCGTTATTGTACAGAAGGGCATAGCAAAGACACCTTGCAAGTTCACCGCCCGAGATGACAATTGTTTTGTTCCTGAGCTTTGCAAGAGTTTCTTTTTCAACTCCGGGCAATGCCGCCCTGTCGGCCTCAAATTCGTTTAAAAAATCTTTAATACGCATTACTTTATCCTTCGCAATTCTGCACGCAGTTCTGTTGCTCTTATACTGCGTTTTATTCCGTCTTTAAGCGTGGTTTTCGGACTAAAGCCGAGTGATTTTATTTTATCGTTGCACAAAACATACGGTGTGGGGGATGACGGAGAAAATTCGGGTTCTTCTTCGTCTTTTCTGTGAACGAACACTACGGAGAGATTCTTTTCGGGATTTGCCGATTTTACAAGCTGTGCAAATTCCCGCATTGTCACATTTGCGTTATCGTTTGAAATGTTGTATGCCTCACCGCTTTTTCCGTTAAGCAAAATATCAATCAATGCAGAAACCGTGTCCGTCACATAGCAAAAGCTGAACTTTTCGCCACCGTTATCTGTAAGCATAATGCTCTGATTTTTTGCCGCACTGACAATCAGCTTTGCCCATTTTCTTTCATCGCTCATTCTGACACCTCCGAGTGTGGGGCAGGGACGGGCGATTTTTACATTCATACCGAACTTTTCAGCATAGCAAACAGCAAGTGTTTCGGCTGAACGCATACTTTGTGCGTATGCACTGTCGGCATCGGTCGGATCAAGATAGCCGAGGTCGTTTTCGCAAATGTTATTTTTACCGCTGAAAACCTCCCCGTAAACCATATATGAAGATACGAGCAGAACCGATTCGGCATTTGACTCTTTTGCATATTCAAGCACATTTGCAAAGCCCGAAGTGATTGTATCCGCAATTTCGGGATTACTGCAATCTTCCTCTGCAACCTCACACGGGCAGTTGCAGTATATTACAAAGTCGGCTCTTTCAATCTCCGGAAAGTTCTTTGACTCTCCGATTTCAACAACAAAATCTTTGCGGAGAGTAAGGCTGCCGAACTGCTTTTCGGCATCTTCACGGCTTTTTGCAAGGGTGATTACCCTTGTGTTGTTTTCGAAAAAATCATTGCCCTCAAGCAATGTGCATATAATGTAATATGCAATAAGTCCGTAACAGTCCGACACGAAAACAGTCTTGTTTTTTAACTGTTGAAAATTTATCCTGTTGTCTGCAATTTTTTTAATGTCCTCAAAAATTTCGGAGGGCAGATTGCCTTTTACGGTACAGTCCAT